TGTTTTGATACACCTCAGTTGCGAGTATATCTAAATATTCGTTTGCGATAGCCTCAAAACCTTGAAATGACAAACGCTGTAGCTGAGTTACAACGCTTGCATCAACCTGTGTAAAATCACCGTATTTTCGTAACATAGTGAGGGTGCTATTTGCTACTTTACGATAATCTTTGATCGTCTCTTGAACCTCTGCTAAAAACTGCTCATCGAGCAATCTTCTAATATCAGTTCGAGCTGATAACGCCCATTCTAAATCAAATAATGCGCCATCTCGTAGTGGTGCAGTTGTCATCAAATCTGCAATCTGCTTTTCTAGCTCAATTAAAGCATTTGCAAGCCTTTGTTGGTGACTTGCTGCAAGTCTATCGAGTAGATCAGCATAATCTGTATCGGCAGCCATTAGACCTCAATCTCTGCCTCTTCGTCATTATCTGTAAAGTCTCCTGCTACCTCTGCTGGTTGTCCTTCAATTTCTGTATGTACTTGATCTAATATTTGATCATCAAGAACCAAATCAGCAATTTTCTTATCGACCTCATTAGTAAGAGTATTTGATCTTATACCCGATGCCTTCAACTGCTGCAAGAAATTTAGTTCTTTTTCGTAATCTCGTATGTCAAATGAGTCTGGATAACTTATTTCAACATCTGGTTTTACACCTTGCCAATCACAAAAAAACGTCCACATTTGTTCTTCAGCAAGTTCTAATATGTCAGCCTTCTCGCTCAGTTTTGCATTGAGTAATTCAAATTCAGTCTGCATTGCTACGCCCGACTGTGTAATGACCTCAGTTCCGCGAACTGCTCCCATATGAGCCATTCTGTTAATAGCTTCTACTTTGTCAGATATTGAATTTCTTACCGCGTCTAAGTTAGAGCCACTAGGTTGCATTTGATAGGGTTTTAAACCTTGATCTAAATCATCTGGTAGATTGATGACTGCACCAGCTCCAGCACTCGCATCTGTTCCATATGTCTTAACTAATGTGGGATGGTTTGAGATTCTTATGAGCTGCTCGATCTCTGAGTATTCTTGATAAATGCTACGTTGCATGTATGCGACATCTGATAGATCACTGATACCAATACCGCGCACCACTGATCTTTGTGCGGGTACAAAAACAGCGGGTATCTTACCTAATGCGTTTTCTACCGAATCAATAAGCGTTTCTGTTTCGTGATTGATTACGCGATAAGTATCGACTTTTTCTCGTGTAAATACTTTGTAGTAAGTTTCTTTTTCTGTTTCAGATAGATATTGAATAGATTCTCGCACCTTAAGATATGAAAGAACAAACCGACCCGATGCACTACGTTCATATTTCCAATCAAACACGTTTTCTGGCGTAAACAATGTTACATAAGGGCGTATATCTTGATCTAATTCTTCGGCTTTTGTCTGTGCGTTAGAACGTGGTTTATCGACAATAATCCATACATTGCCATATACACTCGACCAAATTTGTGCAGTTCTCAAAAAAGCATTAAGTGAACGACCATCTAAATCTGCATCATTGATAAATGATTCGAGTGCTGGATCGTTTGCCAAACTATTGTAATTTCTTGTAGGTGGTACTCTCCAAAGAAAACTGGAGTAAATGTGTACGATATTACGACAATGGTTATCGATTGCTGTAAGGTCGATACGTCTGCCGTAAGAATCTTTATCCTCGTTTACGTATCGAGTGAGATATTGTCCATCTTTGTAATCTTGTCCACCCATATAAGAGCGCAGAAAAAACTCCCATGATTCTTTATTATCATCGTAGTCTTTTGATGTGTATTCAATGTCTGTTTGCATATTATGTCCAACGCTTTGGTTGCTCTACGTCATAGATTGTCTGAACTGGAAATAAATAGGAAACTAAATAACCCAGAGCATCATTCATATGATCGTAACCGTCATCTTTATTGGGTATTGAAGTACCCTCTTTGTAAGTCTGCCTCTCAAGGGATTTAATCACTTGTTTGCAGTTCGCTGTTATAAATAGATGCCTTTCGCCATCTGCCGCTTTTAAACGTGCGTTTACGCTGTTAATCCGATCTCTTACGACATCGTGTTTTGATTTTGCTTTAACGTGGAATCCAGCGTTTTGCAAAATACTTAAATCTGTTTTACCACCCGCGCTAGTTTTTCTTTGTCTTGCAGCGGGGTCTGGAAATATCACTATTTGTCTATGTGGATAGCGATGATTAATCTCTTTTACCATCTCATCTGTGTTTGATCCATAAATGACGATTTCATCAACGCAAGTCAGTGTATTCCCTTTGCGTATAGCAACAACCGCACTCATAGGGTCAGTGTTAAAGTCCATCCCAATCAACAAAATTTCGTGTTGATGTTTCGCAGTCGCGATTACTCTCTCTTCTCTCGAAAAGTTATAATAAATAAGACCGCTGTAGGTAACAAATGCAGCCTCATATTCTTGCTTAAAAGTGCGCTCATCTAAATCTGATTTTGCTTGGTCAATCTCATCTGGGAGTACGTTTTCACCCTCGATGGTCGTATATTGAAAGGATGCCCATTCATCTTGTTTATCAACACCTTTTGCCCATAAATCATAGAAATGATTACGCCCTTTCGGTGTACCAATAAATAATGCTCTGGTTGGTGATTCGTTAGAGTGCCTATCCGATAAAGAGGGTCGTAATACTTCGAACCAAGCTTCGGGGCGCATATCAGCAAACTCATCTAATACACAAAAATCTAACGCTCTACCTCTTAAATTATTGGGTTTTTCTGCGCCTTTTAAATAGATTATCGATCCATTGATAAGCGTTATGGTCAATGCTGTTTCATTTGTTTTAGCAATGTATTCCTCTGGAATCATATCTAAAAGCATCTGCCACTGTATTTCCTTACTCATTCCGTAAGTAGGTGAGCAGTAGAAACAGTTTTTGTTTGTGCCCGAGATTGCAGCTCGTAATAACTCAGCAGCGGCTAAATATGTTTTACCGAATCGCCTCCCCGCAACGACCGTCCTAAATCTTGCGTTGTTTAGAAATATCTCACTTTGTGGGAGCGTTAGCTGCACGACTGTCTAATGTGATGTTGATAGGTGGTATTTCTTTGACTTCGGTTTCTTCTTCTTTCCAGTGCGCTTGCGTTTTCAAATAAAAGATATTAGCTGTTACGTTACCGTCCATTGCTAATTTAACTAAATTATTACCCATATTTGCAATTTGTTTTATACGCCCTTTTTTATAAGAGGCGTAAACTTCGGGTTGACGTTTCTCAATTTGCTTCAACGCTGTTAATGAAATACCGAAATAATCAGCTATTTGTTGTTTGGTTAATACACTTGCAAGTGCTTCAAGCTCTATTATCTGTGTATCGGATAATTCTGCTTTTGGTCTGCCCCCGCCTTCGCCTTGCTTTCCGCGCTTCATTTCTTTATTAATTTCTGTACCGTATCTGATTCAAAAATTCTAATACCTAACCAAACAATCGTAAATAAACTTGCAATAGGTGGTAGCCATTGAGCTAGTGATAATACACCAGTTCCCGCTGCAACGTAATCTATTATGTCTTTTGTTTCATTCGTCATCTGATTTCTTCTTTGGTTTGCTATCAAAATAATCTATTTTTCCTGTATCAAACAAATGCGCCTCTGATTTCCTTCTACGCTCTAACCCTTTTGATAGCTTACCTTTAACCAGATTCCATCTGACCAATTCTTTTGTAACACCTTCCAAATCGTTGCTATTCATTACTAATAACATCGTTGATCGCCTTAACGCTCCACAACCTAAATTAAAACACCAGGATACGATAGCATCCCATTGATGCTGTGATAAATCGACCCTTATTAATCTTGTCATATGAGTTTCGATCATTTGTATATCATATATTAAATTTTGATCAGCCTCTTTTTGTGTAACTTTGTCGCCTTCTTGCACGTGTTTGGTGTGACCGTATCCATGCGTCCAAACATCTGCGGAACATTCGTATGCTTCGAGTTTGCATCCTTCAAAATGTTTAATTAAATCAATACCTTGTTGTGATGTTCTCATTAATAGAACCTCCATAATATTTAGGGCAACGGTTCGGGAGCGAGACACGTTACCCAAGGTTTAATAAAAAACCTGAAATCACAAAAAACCGCCCACGAGGGGCGGTCATATTTGGGGATATACAAATAAAAATTAAGAACTAAAACTATTGCTAGTTTGGGACTTTATAACAAATTTTGTGAGGATTGTAAACTATTTACCAACTCGCCTCATTGCTAACTTATGCGCCTCTGTAAATGTCATTCCAGCAAGCATTTGTTTACGCATAAAATCCATGTGTTTTTTCGTATGATGTTGGGAGTGCCTACGCATTGCGCTCTCCTGTCTTTTTGTTAATTTTTTTATTGCCATATTAACCTCGTAAGCCAATTTTTAAAATTTCATTAATATCACTTTCCAAAACTGAGTATTGCATGAGTAATTTTGCCAGTCTAGGTTTCCAAATCTTTCGACTACGCCATTGCGACACCGATAATAACTTTGCAAGTTTTCTGATTGAAATATCTTTTTCTCCTACACCGATACATGATGGACAAACAATCATGGTATTTTTACTAGGTACGTGTCCAGTTCCCTTACATTTGTTACATCTTGGGTTTTTGATTGATATCTGTAAAGCAACCAACCCTAAAATATGGGGTGTAAATTCACTTTCGGTTTTGTGTAAATCAAAATTTTCTTTTTTAGCCAGTTGGATAGCGTGAGTATTTAGTTCTGCTTTAACATTTTCATCTAATGCAAACTTTGCTAATCCATAAAGATAGGTAAATCTATCGCAATGAGCTAATGCAGCGGCAACATCTGACGGTGTGATCGTTTGAGTTCCTTTGCTAACTTGCTGTAAAGGTGGCGAACCCGCTGCAAGCATCGCCAATAGCTCACTCATCTTTTTTTTCCGCTTTTAATTTTTTAATTCGTTCTAAAAAATCAATCGCTGTTTGCAAATTATCAACGGTATATTCTGACTGAATCTCAACTTTTACTTTATGAGCATTATAAATAATTTCTTTAAATGACATATCGCACCTCAATTATATGATATTGGTTGATATAACTCGTCTCGCTCCATCTTTTTAAATTCTTCTCTGTAATGCTTTGAAATTTCTAACCGTAACGCCTTATTAGTTTGCATTTTGACATTCCATTTTTCGCGTAAAATTTCTAAATGTCCTTTCCCTAAATATGTCTCCAGCCAATTAGTAAACTCTAATGGATTTTCTGTATATTTGCGGTGACAAGAATGACACATACATACCGCGTTATCTAAACTCCATCGCACTGATTTAGCAGCTCTACCAAAAATATGACAACACTCCATTCTGCCTTTTTGATGACAATTTTCACACGTATAAGCGGCTTTTGCTCTGACAACATCGCTAAACCACTTATCCGCTGCATCTCGTTTCATTTTGTTGGGTAATCTCTGATCGGATAATTGAGATTTTTTCTAAATATTTTTTTATCTTTTTTTGAACCTAAAAAAATTATATATCTGTGTTTTCTAGGTCGTTCCGTAACGTAAAAATTATCATTGTTTTTTCTTTCCTCTAAAGAGTATTGTTCACAAAGTGTTTTAGAATGTAAATTTGACTCTTTCATTCTCCATTCTGTTCTTGCATCACTTAAACCTGTATATAAAAAATTAGTTGCTTGATAAACGATGCCTAAATGATTTTGACTTGTGTCAGCATAACTTACGACAATTTTAGGTTTTGGTAATAATTTCAAACACTGAGCGATAAAAAAACTAGCTTGATTTTTTTCGTTATATAATAAAACTAATCTGTTCAATTCTATGACATTCCGACTAAAATTTTCTCCACATATACCAACGCATAAAGAATTTGATGGTGGTAAACCAAAAGAGCAAACACCCACTAATTCATTGTTTTTAAATAGACCAAAAGCATAAGTAATCGAGGGCAATCTTTTTGCATAATGATGATTTAAAATCATATATTTAGCATCTTTATGATTAATTCGCTCTACATAGCCGTTCAAATTCATTTCTTCGTGTAGCGCAAACATAGTTTGATTCATTTGAGATATCTCTAAAATATTTTTTCTGTGATTCCTTCGAACTTTGGGTCTGTTAATTGATATTTTTGCCCCATAACTTTTTTAAAATCAGACATATATTGACTCATTTCCGCGTTTGTCATTAATGAAGTGACGGGCAAAAAGTCCATCGCTATCATTTTTTCCTCATAAGTTAGACAAACTTTTTCTAAACGTAACCAATGCTCATTAAATTTGTCGTGCTGTCTCATAATGGGTACACCCCATTTGTATTTTGCAAGTGCCTTTACTTCGCCTGGTGTATATTCACCACCTTGTTTAGAAACGTCTGCATACCACCGATGACTCAAATTATTAATTGCTTTTGATCGAGATATTTTTTTATCACTTACTTTTACAAAAAGTGGTTTGTCTTTTGACAGCTCTAACTTATTGAGTTCATTGACAAAATTTTCTCTTTGCCAATCGTTAGTTAGATAATATGGAAATTGCATAAGACCTAAACTAGACAAGTGCTTTCCTTAACCATAATGCGCTCAATCTCTCTTGTTTGTTTTGACATCGAGGCGCATTTGATTTGTAGTTTCTTGTTTCTTCAGTTTTTCTTTTGATTAGGTGGTTGTTGTCAAAATAAGCAATACCTGCAACACGATTTCTCATCGTTTTTTGAGTAATGCCTGAGATATCGCATATTTCTTTAATCGAGTAGTTTTGATATTTAATAAATCTCAAATCATCACCTCTAAATTCTAAATATAATTTAGTCATTTGATGCCCAGCTCCTATCATTCAATGTTTCAGAAATAGATCGTTTTTTTATTGAATTATTTTTCTTGTTATATTTATTGTTAATATAATTGTTATGTAGATTGGGAAGATTCTTCCCAATTGGTTTAGGTAAATTATTCCCACTAGGTGAGGCAGTTTTTTCCTTATAGGCAGATTCTTCCCATATGGTATCTAATAAATGATTTGGAACATGCACCACGTAAGTTTTATTGCCATAAAAACCGCTTTTTTTCTTTGTTAGCCATCCTTTGTTTGCTAGGCTAGACGTTAGTTTTCCAATTCTTGATAAACAATTAATACCAGATCGCTTACTAATTGTTTGGATCGATGGGCAGCACAATTCAGTGTTATTATTTCTAAAACTGTAAAGCGTCAATAAAATTTTTCTTTCCGAGTCTGTCAAAGTGTGATCGGTCAAAACTTCAATCGGACAATAAATGTGCTTTGTCACTTGATAAAACCAAGCAACTCAAACAAAAAAACAACACCTATTGCAAAAACGCTCACAATTAGCGTTATAAGCGTTAAACCGATACGGGTTACTATGACACCATTTTTAACCGTTTTGCTCTTATATGGCTTTATATGACGTTTTAGCCATACTTTTAACTTGTTTTCTGGAACTTTTTTTACTGTTTGTTTTTTTGTAGCCATTGTTACGCCCTTTTTTGATTTTTAAGTAGATTAAATCATTAAAATAATAAAATCAATTATATGAGTACAATTAAACTTGTTATTTGATTTGAAATGAATTACGATTATATAACAAATTGGGAGTACAAAGTGATGATTGGTAATAAATTTATAAACAAATTAATACAAGAAAACGGATTAACTCAGGAAAAAATATCTGAAAAATCTGGTGTGAAGCAACAAACAATTAGTCGTTTAAAAATTGGTCAATCAAAGTCTCCCTCATTTGAAACAGCAAGAAAATTATCGATAGCGTTTGATGTCGATATTGCGGAAATATACAAATAAGGAACTATAAAATGAAATTTAATAAATTTGATCAGAGACAAACTTGGGTTGATAAAGATAGAGCAACAATTCACCAGTTGCATAAAACACAAAAACAAATTGACGAGCAAGAATCGTTAGACAAAGCCACTGATTTATTAATGAGCAACGAACCTATTTATATCGAGTCAATAACTGAGGGGTTTTGGAGTGATGACACGTTAGGTTCTTTATGCGAAAACGATCAAAAAATACGTATGCAGTTATGCAATGCTGTCAATCTTAAAGATTATGAAACCATTGGTCGTTTGTTTCACAGTGCAATTTTTCAATATGCGAAAGATGCAGTTGAAAGAGCAGAGGAGTATTAATATGCAAACCTCTGAAAATATTAATGAGTTAGCAACTGCTCTTTGTAATGCACAACATGAAATGGGCGGTGCAATTAAAGATTCTCAAAATCCGTTTTTTAAATCTAAATATGCTGATTTAACAAGTGTTATTAAAGCAATCAAAGAACCTTTTACCAGATTTGGCTTGTCATACACGCAATTTCCAATATCAAATTTGGATGGAATTGGGGTTATAACGACATTGATGCACCGATCTGGTCAATGGATGCGAGAAGAGTTTGTGATTCCATTAACCAAACGCGATCCCCAAGCAGCGGCATCTTTAATTACGTATGCGCGCAGATATGCTTTGCAATCAATGGCGGGAATACCAACGGCAGATGATGATGCAGAATCGGCAATGATGGTGATAGGTGAACGACACACACCAGAACAACAAAAAGATTTTGTTGATTTATTAGAGAATGGTAGTCCTACTGAATTTGTATCATTTTATAGACCATTAGCAGAATCAATTAAAATTGATCTTTTTAATTCTTTTGACAAAGGCAAAAAAACAGAAATGAAAAAAAGGGTTAGAGATTTAGAAACAAAAGGTCTAAAGATTTTTGCAACAATGAAATCAGATGTAGAAAATGCCATGTTAGATGAAGATATGAGAGCTGATATATGTGATGACATTGAGCATTTAAGTGATTCAGAAAAAAAGTTTTTTGCAAAATATATTGGCAATGATCTTAAAAATAATTTGCGGAAACTGTTGGCAGATCAAAGAGGTGAAACAGCAATCGAAATGGGGACAGATTAATGAGTGATTATGAATTGAGAGATAGATCGTTTAATGTTTTTAAAAACAAGTTTGCAAAATCAGAAAACGATTATGATTTTACGGGTGATGCGTTAATTGATGATCAAGAACATTTTGCAAATGTTTGGGTAAAAACAACTAAAAACGGTGATCAATATCTATCTATAAGTTTAAAACCAAAGAAACCGATAATCGATAAGCACATCAAAAAAATTAACGATGATCTTGATTATGAAAAATCCGTTGAATATGCGAAAGAACAAAACGCAGATCATTTAATTGAAACGCAACAATCAAAATTAGATGCGTTTGATGACGATATACCATTTTAAATTAAAGGGGATTTACAATGACTCAAGCTCAAGCAGTTTTAGATTACATTCAAAGATATGGAAGTATTACACGATTTGATGCTTTTAACCATTTAATGATTCTTAATTTAACCTCAGTTATCAGTCAAATTAGACAAGGTAGAGGTGGAATTGATAAACCTACCGAAATAGTAACTGAAAAAGTACCAGTTTTATCTGATTTATATGGTAAAACAGATTATGCTGTTTACAAATTGGCGAAATAGATGTCTAGATAGTCTTTGGAAAGCTCTTTTTAGGCTTTCCAGAGCTATTTAAGAGCGATTAAAAGATTATTAGTGCAAACAGTAAGGGTAACAAATAAAAATTAAATTAGGGCTCTTAAAACCGTTTATTCGACACTTTTCTCTGGTGCGAAAAAAAACATAAAAGCTAAAAGAATACCAAGTATTACAAACAATCCCACGACATGATACCAGCGGCTTTCGCTACCATTATAATCTTGCAGCCATCCCATATCATTTTCTCAAATTCATCAATTTACTAACTCCCCTAATACCAAAGCTAGAACTGATAGCAATGAACAATAGATACTGATACCACTCTGGTAATTTTGTCAGAGCTTCAAACCCTAAATGCACACGATCAATAATTTCAGTGTCTCCAAATGCTATGGCGTATCCAATCATAAATATGGGTATGCTTAAAATAATAGTCCAGAATTCGTCTTTCCAGCTATCTTTCGATGACTCTGCCATGATCTGTTCCCAGTTGGCATCGTTCTGGATAACATTTATCTTGGCTTGATGTTTGGCTTGCTTTTCTTCTTTTTTATTATTCAGCCATGTACCAACCAAATTGCTCACTGGTGCAATAAAATTATTCAGCATCTTCATCAACCTCTGGCATAGGTATCACATTAAGTCGCGTAATTTTTACAGAATCAGCATCAACCCATTCTGGTCTACAAAATATTTTATCTTTTTCCAATCCTTGAAAATATTTTTTTTCGCGAACCATCTCTTGCACTACCCAACGACAATGATCTGGGTTTATAAAATACGATTTGCGATCTGGGTCGATTTCCCCTGTCTCTGTAATAACGACAAGCGCGATGACCAACTGTAAATTCATCGCCTATCTTGGATCATTAAATTTATCAGAGTTTTCAACTGGTCAGATGTTTGCTCATTAATTTTAACCTGGTCGCTCAAAGAGTCACTCAGTTGGTCAATTTTCTGACTGTTAAGCTCCGCCAACTTTGCTGTATCTGTCGTCTCTTCCTTCATCTCCTTCAGAGTCTCGGCTATAATTTTCGTCTCCTCGGCAGTTGCGTCTGCTTGAGCAGTTAATGAACCCCAACTTATAGCAACGGGTATACTTGCTAATATTAAGGGCGTTGCAAAACTGATTGCCCATGAGGGCAGTTTTATTGACTCACTCATTGACAACCTCCGCGTCAGTGTCCTCAACCTCTTTAACAGATTCTTTAATTGCATTTGCGTATGCAGATA